AGAAGTAAATCAGGTAGATCCACAAAGCGGCACAACGTTAACGTTAGGCACTTCAGGAGATACAGTTACTATTCCTTCAGGTGTAACTTTAACTAACAATGGAACAGCTACAGGTTTTGATAGTATTGATTGGCAGTCATCAATTGTTACAGCTGCTACTTTAACAGCTGTTGCAGGTAGAGGTTATTGGATTGATACAACTTCTAACGCTTGTACAGTTACTTTACCAGGTTCAGCGAGTGTTGGAGATCAATTATATTTTGTCGATTATGCAAGAAATTTTGCAACTAACGCATTAACTATAAATCAAAACAGTTTAAATTATCAAGGTAATACTTCACCTAATCCAATATATAATATAAATGGTCAAGCCATTGCTATTGTTTACTCAGGAGCAACTAAAGGTTGGATTCCAACTACTGATGATGATGTAAGACTTGCAGCTGATCCATCTTATAATGCAGAATATTTAGTAGTAGCTGGAGGTGCAGCGGGTTCCTCTAATAGAGGAGGAGGCGGTGGTGCCGGAGGTTATTTAACTAATTTTGGAGGTACAGCTATTGGTTTAACTCCTGGAACAGTATACACAGTAACTGTTGGTGGTGGAGGAAGTGGTGTTTCAAGTGGTAGAGGTAATGATGGTGTTAATAGTAGTGTATCTGGTTCTGGACTTACTACAATAACTGCGACTGGTGGTGGTTCTGGTGGATATATAACTCCTGCTGGAAATGAAGATGGTTTTGATGGTGGTTCCGGAGGAGGAGGAGCTGGTACACCTAGTTCTCCAGGTACTGGAGGTTCTGGTACATCTCCACAAGGAAATAATGGTGGTGCAGGTACAGCTTCTGGTAATAATGGTTGTGGTGGTGGTGGTGGATCAGCTAGTGTTGGTGCAGATGGAGCCAGTGGTGCAGGTGGAAATGGTGGAAATGGTACTCAAAATTCAATAACAGGATCAGCAGTTTATTATGCTGCTGGAGGTGGAGGTTCTATTGACAATTCACAAATTGGTGGAAATGGTGGAACAGGAAATCCTCCTGGTTATGGAGAAGCTGGTGTTGGTTCTGCTACTGGTCAAGATGGTCGTCCAGATACAGGTAATGGTGCTGGTGCTGCAGATACTGGAACTTCAGGTACTGGTGGGGGTGGAATAGTTATTTTAAGAGTTTTAACTTCTGATTATTCAGGCACAACAACAGGAAGTCCAACTGTATCAACAGATGGAAGTCACAAAGTAATAAAATTTACAAGTAGTGGGAGTTATACAGGATAAATTATGGCACATTTTGCAAAACTAGGAGTTGGAGATATAGTAGAAAAAATTCACGTTGTATCAAATGATGTAGCGACTACTGAACAAGCTGGAATAGATTTTTTAAATAATTTATATAATACCAGAGATGTATTTAAACAAACTTCTTATAATACTTATGGCGGAGAACATAAACTAGGTGGCACTCCTTTTAGAAAAAATTATGCAACAGTAGGTGGCACATATGATCCAAGTAGAGATGCTTTTATACCACCAAAACCTTATCCATCTTGGGTGCTTAATGAAACAACTTGTTTATGGGATGCACCCGTTGTAAAACCAGAAGATGATAATAATTACATTTGGAATGAAGAAACAACTAGTTGGGATTTTATTGACAATTCCTAATAACTAAAGTAATTTCATTTGTGGTATGTCAAAAGATAGTAAAAAATTTAACATCATAAATAATTTTATAGACCCTGTATTATTTTCTAGTATTAGAGACACACTAACAGGAGATACTTTTTTTTGGTTTTACAATGATTTTGTAAATTATCGCCCTTGTGATGGATACAAGTTTACAAATGAAATAATAAAAAATTCTAATTTAACACACCAGGTTTTTATTAATTATTTACAAATGATAAAACCTGCCTTAGAAAAAATAACACACAAAAAATTACACTCAGTCAGATTTAATTTATTTACTCAAACATTAAAATTACAAAAATATTTAATTAATCACCATAAACCAAAAACTAAAATAGCAATTTTATTTGCTAATTACACTAATGGTGGTATTGAAATTGATAACACTTTTATCAAAAGTACGGAAAATCAATTGATATCTTTTGCCTCTGATATAGAATACAAAGTAGTGACTGCTACAAATAATAAAATATTTACTTACGCAATTATTAATTATGAATAATCCTGTAATACATTCTATTTTTCCAACACCCATATATACAACAAAAATAGATAGAGGATTTACAAAACAAGAATTACAATTTGTACAAGAACAAAAAAAACATTGTTCTAAAAATCAAGGTAATATTAATACTAAAGATAATTATATATTAAATAGAAAAGAGTTTAAAAACATTAAAAAATTTTTAAATTATCATTGTGAGAATTATTTAAACACTGTTATATGTCCTAAAAACAATATAAAACTTTATATTACTCAATCTTGGTTAAATTATACCGAAGCTAATCAATATCATCACAAACATGAACACCCTAATTCTGTAATATCTGGTGTATTTTATTTTGATTCGGATATAAAAAATGATAAAATACTTTTTACACATCCTATACCTTATAAACAAATATCTCCAGAAATAGATAAAGAAAAATTTAATTTATGGAATTCTCACACTTGGTTTTTTCATGTTCAAACAGGTGACTTATATCTTTTTCCTTCATCAACAACTCATCAGGTAGAAACTAAACAAGGTAACAATACTAGGATAAGTCTAGCTTTTAATACTTTTTATAAAGGAACCATAGGAATAAATAACCAGTTAACAGAGTTGATACTATAGAAATATAGTAGTATAATCTTTTAATGGAGGCTGTGTTACCACCACATACCACACAGTCTCCTTTTAAGGATTATTTATGGGTTTAGGAATAACAGCTATATCACAAGATGCGATATCGTCATTAGGGACACCTATTACGATCGCAGCCGCTACAGGCGTTTCATTAACAACTAATATTGGACAAGTTCAGACAGATCCTGATGTAATTGCAACAGGCCAACAATTAACAATGGCTGTCGGCTCAGCAATTGGAGTTGGTATCGCAAATGTTGAACCAACAGGAAATGTAATTACAACATCAATAGGTTCATCTTCTGTTGCAGCTTCAGCAGTAGTAGATGTTACTGGAATTGCTATGTCTATTAATTTAGGAAATGCAATTGCTAGTATTAAAAAAGATGTATTCCCTTCAGGAATATCAGCTACTTCAGCTATTGGTTCGGCAACTGTTTTCTTAGAAACACCAGTAGATGTAACAGGTCAGTCATTAACAGGTTCTGTAGGATCACCATTGATTATCTCTTGGAATAACGTAGATCCAGGTGTAACTAACGTTTGGACTGAGGTTGATATAGCAGCTTAAAGGAGTTATAATAAATTATGGCATCAACATTTTCAGCAGATTTAAAATTTGAACTTATGGCAACCGGTGAAAACGCCGGTACATGGGGAACAAAAACTAATACAAACCTCAATCTTGTTCAACAAGCAATAGCAGGTTATCAAGAAATTAATGTAGCTTCATCTAATATAGATTTAGATATGAGTGATGGAACTATATCAAATGCAAGAAATATGGTTCTTAAATTTACAGGAACTCTTGCAGGCACTAGAGTTGTAACAATCCCTGACTCTGTGGAAAAATTTTATGTGGTGGTAGATGGAACAACACACTCAGGAAATACATTAACATTTAAAACTTCATCTGGAACAGGCTTCACATTAACACAAGGAAAAAGCCATTTTTGTTATTCTGACGGTACAAACTTAAATTTGATATCTGGTATACAACTTGCTAATAACACACTTGATACAGTTCTTGATCAAGGTAATAGTTCTGACGGAACTATAAATGTAAGTAATATTACAGTTACTGCAGCTACAACTTGTAATACAATTAGAACGAGTGGTGCTGCTATTTTTGGTTCTACTGTCGCGGCTACAAATAATATTAGTACATCAGCAGGCACAGTATCTGATTCAAAAGGAGAGATAAGACTTCTACCCGCAAATTCTCAAGGTTCAACATACTCTCTTGTTGCTGCCGATCATGGAAAATTAATTATTGCATCCAATACTATCACAGTTCCTTCAGGTGTATTTTCTGCAGGACAACAAATTAAAATATTTAATAACACAGCTTCAACAATAGCTATAAATAGATCTGGGGTAACAATGTTTTTTGCAAAAGATGGAACTAATGCAGATAGAACACTAGGGACAAGAGGTCTAGCGACTCTTATTTGCACTGCATCAAACACTTTTGTTATAACAGGTGAAACATTAACGTAGGAGTAATCTGTGGCGTTAACAACTGTCAGAATAGTACCAGGAATAAATAAATCAGATACACCATCTGGAGCTGAGGGACAATGGATCGATAGTGATTTTGTTCGTTTTAGATATGGACAACCTGAAAAAATTGGAGGTTTTGAAGCTTTAGGTGGATCTACGATTTCAGGTCCTGCTAGAGCTCAACATACATGGACTAGTATTGCTGGAGAAAAGTATGCTGCTTTAGGCTCATCAAAAGCTTTATACATTTATTATGAACAAGCATTTTATGATATTACTCCATTAGATACAGCAATAACTGGTGCTACGTTTACATCAACCAATAACTCTGCAAACGTTACTGTAAATAAAACATCTCATACACTACAAGCAGGAGATTATATTACTTTGTCATCAGTAACAGTGCCTGGCGCAACGTCTACTCTTAATGGAGCAATAACTGCAGCTGCCACAACAATAGTTTTAGCAGATGCATCAAGTTTCTCTACATCAGGTTCCGTTAGAATAAATGATGAGATAATTACTTATTCAGGAAAATCATCTAACGATCTGACAGGATGCACGAGAGGAACAGGTGGTACAACCGCTATTGCCCATGATACAGCAACAGCTGTTAGAGAATCTACAGTAACTAGATTTAATACAACTGATTTTACAAATAACATTTTTGAAGTGCAATCAACAAGTTTAGGCACTAATAGTTTTCAAATAGTTATGCCAATAACAGAAACAGGTACAGGTATGTCTGCAGCTGGTGGGGCAACTATTAATCCTTATGTTGAGATTGGCCCTGTTGAACAAACATATGGTTATGGATGGGGTACAGATACTTGGTCTGCAGGTAAATGGGGTGAAGCATCAACATCTACAAATGTAATACTAGATCCTGGCTCATGGTCACTTGATAACTTTGGTCAACAACTTATTGCTACAATTAAGAATGGTAAAACATTTACTTGGGACGCAGGTGCGGCTAATCCATTAGAGAACAGAGCAACTATTATGACAGGTGCTCCTACAGCTTCAAGAATGACCATAGTATCTGATAGGGACAGACACGTTGTGCATTTAGGAACCGAAACGTCCATAGGAGTTGGAGGGACACAAGATCCAATGTTTATAAGATTTAGTGACCAAGAGGACTTTACCACATATGCCCCAACATCTACTAACACCGCTGGTACATTCAGATTAGATACAGGCAATAAAATTGTAACTGCTATATCAGGTAAAGATTATAATTTAATATTAACAGATACTGCAGCATATTTGATGCAATTTGTAGGGCCACCATTTACTTTTTCGATTAGACAAGTTGGTTCTAATTGCGGATGTATTGGTCAACATGCTGCCGCTTATGCAGATGGTAAAGTATTTTGGATGGGTCAATCAGGTGGTTTTTTTGTATTCGATGGTACGGTAAAACTATTACCTTCATTAATAGAGGACTTTGTCTTTACAACAACGGGAAATAATGTTGGTGTTAATTATTCTTCTAATGAAATAGTTTTTGCATCACATAATTCTTTATTTAACGAAATTATTTGGTTTTACCCTGCTGGTACCACAGCATCAGGACCATCTACGCAAAACGATAGAACTGCAGTTTATAATTATGTTGAAAATACATGGGCTCCTATGACACTCGCTAGAAGCACATACGCTGATGCATCAACATACCCTGTGCCTTATGCTACTGAGTATAGTGCTACAGGCACACCAACATTTCCTACTCTACAGGGTGCAACCAATACCTTTGGAGCGACAACTTATTTTGCACAAGAGGTTGGTATAAATAAAATTGATTTAAACAAAAATGCTACAGCTATAGCAGCGTTTGTGCAATCAGGAGATTTTGATTTACCAACAGACGGTGATGGAACTTTCTTATTGAGAGTAAGTAGATTTTTACCTGATTTTAAAAATATTCAAGGTAATGCTAGAATAACACTAGGCACTAAAGATTTCCCAGTTTCTACTAATTCTACTACCACACAGTTTGATGTGACAGGAACAACATCTAAAATAGATACTAGAGTAAGAGGTAGATTAGCTAACTTAAAAATAGAAAATACATCTACGGACGAGAGTTGGAGATATGGAACTTTTAGAGCAGATGTTAACCAAGATGGTAGAAGATAATGAAAAGAAAAGATCCTAAAGTAGGTACAGGCAAAAAACCAAAAGGTTCGGGTAGGAGATTATATACAGATGAGAATCCCAAAGATACTGTTGGAATTAAGTTTGCGACTCCTAATGATGCTCGTAAGACCGTTGCTAAGGTTAAGAAGGTATCTAAACCGTTTGCAAGGAAAATACAAATATTAACTGTTGGTGAGCAAAGGGCTAAAGTTATGGGTAAGTCTCAAGTTGCTTCTATATTTAGAAGAGGTAAAGAATCTATAAGAAGAGGCAGAAAAAATGGCTAAGATAAATGTATATGTACCTGAACCCCCTAAAGAGTATACAGAGGAAGGATTTAGACAAATTAACCAAGCTATAGCTACAGTAGAAAATCAATTAAACACGACCTATCAACAAGACTTGAAAAATGAACAAGATGCGTTTAATTACTTTATGTCATGACAATACAATATAAAAATCAAGGGTATAAACAAGCTGATATAAATAAAGCAACAGTTTTAACTTGTCCTGCTGATGCAACGATTATAATAAAAGCTGTGTATTGTGCAAACAATGATGCATCATCTGGTATTTTAGTTAATATGAATTTAGTCGACTCATCAGCTTCAAGCGCAGAATTTGAATTTTTTAGAGATGAAGTAGCAGCAAAAACACAAGTCAATGCAACACCCCAGGGTTTAAATTTAGAAGCAGGAGATGCAATTACTGTTCAAGCAGCAACGGGAAGTAATAAAATTCAAGGTGCAATAAGCTATGCACTATTAGATAGATCACAGGAAAATGGCTAGACAAAAGTTTGTAAACTTTGTACCAAGACCCAAACCTCGTAAGCGTCCTCGACGTCATAAAAAATCTCTTTCAAAATCAGAAAAAAGAAGTTATAAACCATACAATCGTCAA